GAAAATATTTTAAAACAAAAAGAAATTTTCTTCTTTGAGGAATTCCTAAAGAAGTGGGATTTAAATAAATCTATGGAAAAGTTTGTACAATTTTTAAATTTTGTTTCATTTAAATACAATATGTCTTTTGATGATTTAACAACAGATTTTAAAGAGTTTGTTAAAGAAGAAAAAGAGTCTCTTACAAAAACAAGTATGAAAGATGAATATAAAACATTTCTTGATAATAATGAAGAAGAACTTGAGAAAACATTTGGTATTGATAACCAATTTCAAACTTCTACAAGAGGATTAAAGATTCGAGGAGTGTATCCAACATTAGAAGAAGCTGAGTTGAGATGTAAAATGTTGAGAGAAATTGATCCTAATCATGATGTATATGTTGGTCCTGTTGGATTGTGGATGCCTTGGGAACCTGAAGCATATAAAACCGGACGTGTTGAGTATATGGAAGAAGAATTGAATCAATTGATGCATGAAAAAACTAAAAATGAAACAAATGCTAAGTCTGCTTTTGATCAGAGAGTTAAGGAAACAAAACAAAAAGCAATTGAAGAAAATATTAAAAATGCGGAAAAGTCTGGAAATACATTAACACAATCAATTGATAATGAAGGTAATTTAATTGGTGTTGCTAATACTACATCTTTTTCAAAAGATCAAGAAACAATTTCTGTTGCTGATATTCGTTCGGAGCTCTTTGAAGGAGAGAATATTGTAGTTGGGAATACTGATCATGGTGAAAGTGAACTTCTTAGTGGGCCTTTTGCTAACAAAAAAGTTTAAATATAATATAATATAATATACTAAATTAATAATTAATATATTATATATTTGTTTAAGCACAATAATAATAATCGCAAATTACAATTTTATTTTTAACACATCTACTCATCTTAGCGGTTGATATACCTTCTGATTCTGCTGCTTTTGCGATTGTATCCCACGTAGCTAATAAAATATCTGTCTGTATATCTCTTTTATATACTTTTTTACCAGTTGATGATTTAAGTTTTGGTTTATATTCATTTTGTTTTAATGATAATCCATAATATCCTTCATTATTACCATACTCAGTCCATACAGTTGATTTTAAAGCATAAGGAGATTCATTTAAGTATTCTTTTATATCCTTCAAGTCATTTTCAGTTAATTCTTTACCAACAGATATTTTCCATTTTTGATATTCTAAAAGCAATACAGAATTCAAAATTTTACTACAATCTGAAAATTTACATTCTTGAAATAAAAATGTTTCAACATTAGAATTTTCTTTTGTTTTTTTATATTCAACAGGCTTTAATTTAATACCAATATATCCATGATTACATTGAATACGTTTTGGTTTAAATCTTATGTCTAAATAATTTTTAAGTGCGTGAAATACTTCCTTTGTAGGTTTAACTTGTTTCCATAAACGATAACGTCCTTCAATATTTACAGATAATTCTTCTACATCTGGTCGTACAATACAAATACTACTTACAAACTCACTGAAATTTTTATTCATATCATCTTCAGGTAATAATACATTTTGATACACAGATTGATTATCATTATTAATAGAACTAATTATTTTTAGATTTTTTTCTAGTAACTCATTTAATTCATTAATTTTTAGATTTTTTTCAATAATCATATCTTCTTGATTATTATTTTTTTCTTTCAATTCCATATTTTCATTTTCTAAATTTTCATTTTGTTTCATTAATCTGTTAAAATTATCTATACTATATGTTTTAGAATGAATAATATCATTTATATGTTTAGTTAATTTGTCAATAGTAAAATTATTATCATAAGCTATTATTTCTGTTTTGTTTTTACCATTTACTTCAAGCGTACGAATTTGCCTTTTAATTTTAGGATATGTTTTAATTAGATTTTCTATTTCTACTTTATTTTGAACTCTAAATGCTTGTACTAAAATAAAATTTGTGTATTTTTTTCGATGATCTAATATTCTAGTTGCCAAATCATTCGTGTGACCGAATTTTATTAATTTTTCTTGTGCTTCATTAGTATTATCAATTGTACCAAAATATATACATTCTGTATTTAATTGAAATTGAGATATTATTGCTTGTTCTACAGCTTTTTGTTTTTCTTTTTTAGTATTTTTAATTGTTATATCTTTTTCCAAAATAATATTTTCTTTTTCCTCTAATTGGAGTCTTAATTCATCTGTTTCTTCTTCCACAATTTGATGTAAAACATCTTCCATTTTCATATAATATTCGTGAATTTCTGATGCTTTTTTGGTTTGAGCTTTTAAACATAATGATTTGAAACATTTAATTGTTAAAAAAAATTTTTTTATATTTTGTCCTCCACTTTGTTTTATATTTTCTTCTTTTTCATTAAAAACTGCTCCTCCAAATTGAGGAGCGCTTTTATAATCTATATCTAGTTTAAAATGTTTTTCTAACATTCTTAAAGCATTATATTTTTGTTGAAATCCTAACCATTTCCATATGTCATCTAAATCTACCGCAAAATCTATATTTTTATTATAATTTAAATAACAATAAAAGCTACTTACAAATAACTGTTGTTCAAAACCAGTAAAATTATCTTTGATTTTATTTAACAATTTGTTGTTGTATATATTTGTCAATTTTGATATGGGATTTTTTTCAATAAGTTCTACGATGTTTAGTTCTTGCATCTTATTATATAATTATAATAAGATACTCTTTAAGTTGTTCAATCTGCTTATTATAAAAAAAGCGGTTTTTGTAAAAGCGAATTTTACCATTTACTTTTTTTAACGCTAATTTTTTGTCCTGCGCCGCGTTTTTTAACTGAATTTGGGTCATATTTTTCTTCTTCATCATCAGAATTACAACCTTTTGACAATTCCCAAAATTCTTTTGAGCCTAATTTAAAATCATTATGACTATCTGCCTTATACCAAAATACTTGATCTTGTAATTTATTTGATTTTGAATTATTATTTATTACTAAGCACTCAAAATTTTCAGTACATTGATCCATTACCTGACAAAACGATTCAAATGTTGGAAACATTCCAGCATAATTTTCATAAATTCTTTTTCTATTCGCAATATAATTCTCTCTTAAAATAAAAACAAAGTCTATATTTGTTCTTAAAGTTGGAGGAATACCTAACGGATATTGCATTGTTATCACTAACATTATCTTCCAATGTCTCCCGTTCATAAATAAAAGACGCATTAATTTATCTCGCGTCCAGGTAGCATCATACAAACAATCATCTAAAATTACAAATGCTCTTGGATCTATTGAGCTTCGCTTAAATGTTTCCATTTCCTTTTTTACCTGTTTTAAAACGGTTCGTTGTCTTTTTAACACATTTTCTATAATTGCTGTATTATACTCATTATGAATAAATAATTTTGGTACCATTTTTGTATAAAAACCGTTGCCTTCTTCTGTGCCTGAAATTACTGTTCCTATTGGAATATCTTGGTGGTAATAAAGTAAATCACGAACTAAGAAACTTTTACCTGTGTCCCTTTTCCCCAATAAAACTACGACAGGTCCTTTATTTTCGTTAGGCTTAAAGCTAATAGATTTCATATCAAATTTTTTTAATTCTAGCGACATATATTATATTTACCTTTTTTTTAATGAAAAAAAATACGCATTTAATATTTTAAATTATTTATAATTATTTAAATATTTTGATTATAAAATAATTGAATTATTTCTAATGTTTTATCTGTTTTATTTTCAGGTTGAGTCCAATAATTAATTTGTTCCTTTAAACATTCTAAACGATTATTCCATTCTTTTTTATGGACTATCTTAACAATTCCTGTTATTTTTGTAATACTCCAACAAGACCGTACACGTTGATTATTTATATCAATATAATCATCTGGATTAAACCTGATAAATATAATAGGTCTATGCCCTAAATCTTGTGATAGTTCCATTAATCTTTTATTTTCACAAGAGCAATCGTATTTACTATGCTGGTTTTCATCTACCTCTACAATAATAATTTGATATCCTAGATCAAGTAGTAAATCTGGACGCTTAGAAGAACACCCATCTTGGATTTTTTTATCCGCAAACCAAGTAAAATTAGGAAATAATAGTTGTACGAATTCTATTACAGAAAACTCTTTTGTTTTATAATTTTTAGCTATAGGTTTATCAGGAAAATTGTAAATAAAACATCTTAAACAAAATCCTTCAAATTTTTCTTGTGGTCTTGTGCTACATAAATGAGTCTTACACGTTTTATGAACGACATCAATCATATTATCTTTTTTACATTGAAAACAATGTTTCGCGTTTAATCCTTCAAAATTATAAAGTGGTTGCGATGTTTTACAATAACATAATTTATTTCTACTAATCATACCATTTAATTTACAACTAACACAATATTTTGGTATTAATCCCTCAAAATTAAAACTTGCTTGAGCCTTTTCACAAAAACACATATTATGATTTAAATCTATCATATCATC